ACCTTCCGTTATTGTCTTGTCAGCTTCGGTCTGCTGTGCCGATGCAGACGCTTGGACAGCGGATATCTTGGCGGCGTTCTGTGCAGTGACCGCCTGCTGACGTGCGGTTTCTGCACCCTGCATGGCGGTTTCTGCCTGCGTAGCGGACGTTTCAGCCGCTGTTTTTGCGGTCTCAGCACGTTCAGCCGCCTGCGTTGCCGTATCGGCTGATACTCCTGCGGTGGTAGCTGATTTCTCAGCGTTTTCAGCCGCTGTTGTCGCTGTTTCTGCAGCGGTGACGGCTGTCTGCATATCTGCGTGTGTCTGCCTGCCTATGGCGTCTATGCGGTCTAGTGCGTCCATAGCCACATCAGGTGACGGAATAGCCGTATCACCGATAGCTGCACCTATTCTCAGACGGAATATGCGTGATTTTTTAACTAAAATATACTCGTCGCCTGACAGTTTTTTCGCACATATTTGGCAGCTGACTGTCTGCGCTGAACGCAAGATATCAGCAGTAGGCGTCCACGTGCCGCCTGTGATATCGACCTCATACGTCACGCCATCGCCATAGTCGATAGTCAGCACATAGCGGTCTGCGCCGTCTATCTCCATGCCCTCGACCGATACAGGTCTAGCATTTGTTTCACCTACATATCCTAGCAGGGCTGTTGATGTCATTGCGTTGTAATTTTCGTCCAATCTGATTACCATTTCTGCGCCCCCCTTTATACGATTGCTATGTAGTCAATGCTATACGTTCCTGCAGGCACGTTGACAGTAGTTGCGCCATTGCTAGGACCCATGCAGATCACTGCGAAATATGCGCCCTTGTACACCTGCACATGCGTGCAGTAGTTCTGAAATGGGCTAGGTGTGCCGATATCCCTCAGTGATACGCAAATTTGTTTCGGCACAAAATCCAAATTTAGCGGTATTTGTACGCTTGGCGCTGCCTTTTTCAGTGTGTATTCAATTGTACCGCTTTTTATTTTATTCTGGTTTAGGTCATTTACTGCCTGCTCCGTTGCCGTCAGTGCGTCGACCAACGCCTGGCGAACGTCACGGCCGTAAAATGCGTTTCTGACAGTTTCGATTGCTGTTGTCAAATCAACATTATTTGCCATTTTATCCCTCCTAGTCTAGTGTGTGGTTCTTCGTGGTTATGCTATTGCACATGATATCACCTGTTTTGCCGTAGCATTGTACTGTGGTTTTTTCGTCTTCGTTGTACAGATACATCGCCCTGTTATTGGTATCAACTGTAAATACCTTTTTGCCGTTGTCTGTATATGTTGATATGCTACCGCTGTTTGTGTCTAGTGAAAATTTCAATTCGTCATTCCAATAGCCCGACATAGCACCAGCCTGCAGGACGATATGACCGCCTATCGTGCTGTTATCAATGCGTATCTCCAGCGGACTGACCTTCAACGTCCATTCGTTATGGGATAGCTGAATTGCACTGGTATTTTGGCTAGACGTTTGAATATTAATGCTTCCACCTGTGATAGTCGCTGATTTTGACGACAGTTTATTAGCGACCACATTTCCGTTTTCGTCCACTTTGAACGTTCCACTGCCGTTGTTGATTTTCAGCCCTGTCAGGGTCAGGGCGGTTATAAAACTAGCCACCAAATTTCCGTCAATAGTCCACGCATTTGTGTAGGGTCCGTCTTTTGCAGAACCGCCGTCGGACGTTTTCCAAAAACCTAGTCCATTTTTGTTTAATTGAATACAGGATTTACAGGTATTTATATCAGCCGTATCCATAATCAGAATGCGTTCAGGTTTCTCAGACGGGTCAAGAATGACGTGTCCGCCCTCTGCACCTGTTATCAGCTTTGTGGCATTTTCGATTTTACTATCTATCACCTGACGATTTCTGAATTCGCTATTATCAATAGCTGTCTGCAGACTCTTGGTTTTGGCTGTCATGAACCCTGTCATGGTTTCAAATTTGTCACCAAATGTCAGCTCGGATTGTTCAGGACTGTCAAGGTTTATAGTAATACCGATAATTCGTAAATCCTCATCAATCTCCATAAGAGGGTTGACCACACGATACCAGCACCCTAGTTCAAACTGTTCAAAATTCATGTCAATTGTCGACAAATCAACCGCAGTTATTTTGTACTGTGTCTTGGCTTTGTTTGCATTTTTCAGGAATGCCGTGGCTTTTGTTTTCAAAACTGACGCCTGCGTTACGTCGTCCCACGTCTGTGTACCGCTGATAACGCCATACTTAGCGACCAACGCACTATCTTCAATATAGTCTTTACCACCGTTTACACTGCCAATCGTCAACCTTTTCTCGCTGTCGGTCAGCTTTGCACCCAACGGATATAGCCGTGTAATAACGCTCGTTTCGTCAATTTCACGGCTGATAGTTTTCAGATTGACTGCTAATTCTATCTTGGTATCTGTACCGTGTCCGATATGTTCCAGATAATCTATGTACACTTTTCCGCCTTGATCTCTCAGCTGTATCTCACCGCCGAATTTTCCAACCAGTTGTTCAGATATAGCGTCCATAGTCGATACCCAATTGACAGAATACGTGTAATTATTTTCGACTGTCACAGTGACCTGTCCGACCGATATGTGTTTGTCATCGCCGACCTGTGCATTGTGTTTGGAAATGAATGACGCTAGCACTGTACGAATACCTACCATTTTGTATTCAACATACGGCTGAACGCTGTCATATAGCCAGCCTAAACGCCCCTCGCAGGTGACAGATTTACAAATCAGACCTTGTTCGTTCATGCTGTCAGGACATTTCAGCACACGACCGATAAAAACGTCTTTCCCTGTGCTATCGTCCGTGACAGTGACCGATGTTGTCAGCGGTTTCAGTTTGTCATATCCTGCATTGTCGGGGTATATGGTAAACGTGAAACTGTCAATGGCATTGATAGCCTTGACAATTTTTCCACCTGAAATGCGGTCAAGGTTATCACTATGTATCGTGGTTTTTTCGATGCCATTTTTGATAGTGACAGTATGCATTTATAACACCTCCTCGTGTAGGCTCAGCGTGAGTGACCCAAAACCATACGCTGACAGAACGTTCAACCCCGGCTGTAAAATCAATTCGTCCATATCGAATGGTTTTTCTGTCGGTCTGTATACCTTTTCGGAAATATCAACGTTGTTATTTTGAAAACACGTGAATCCCACTTTGTCGGTATCATCAGCAGACCGCCTATATATCAGACGCGGTTTTATCGGCACGTCCGAATACAAATAGACTTTCAGGATTGCAGGAGGGGCGTATCGTGTTTGCTTGACCGCCGTCAACGTCATGTCTGTAAGATTTAGATAGTCATTTTCAAAACCGAAATCATCAAATCCCTTGTCTGAAAAATCATCAGATATCTTATACGGCTGTGCCTTGAACGTCGCCGTTACCTCAACATGGTAGCCTTTTTCACTTTCGGCACAACTAATCGCTCTTGCCTTATAATGGTAAATTTCAGTATCATCATATAGGTCACATTCGCCAGCCGACAAAATCCAGTTTTCAAAATCTGCCACTGTTTTCCGCAAGGCGGTTTTCGGACAGTCCATAAACACGAATTTGTATGTCAGTGTTCGTGTATCATAGGTAGGTTTACCGCCATTCTGATATGTGAAACATATGTCGCCATTGCGGTATGGTATAGTAGCCGATATATCCCTGATACTTGGCGGCGGTGTACTGCGTGATGTCAGCAACGCTCCGAAATCAGTATAGGAATTTTTGCCATTTATCGTTATACTAGACATTGTCAGCCACCCTCCTTGCGTTCAGATTGATTTTTTCAGCCATAGCAACGTCCATGTATGGCGCTGTCACTGTGGCAAAACGTTTTCCGTCAATGTTCATAACCACTGTCAGATCACCGCTCTTGCCGTGTTGTGTGGTGCTGTCGGCTTCGGTTGATATTTTGTCAGCCGTTTTTCGAACGTTCTGTCTGCCTATCATGACAGGGTCCATTTCAGCCGATACACCTGCAACGCTGTCAACGATAGCCTGTGCCTCGTTCACTGGTTCGTCTGCTGTATCTTCCATGCCGACAGCGATACCAGACGGAAGATACTGACCGACCTTTTTCGCCATGACCCTTGACGGGGAATGAATGTCGAAGAAATCGCAAAATCCGTCTATGATAGCACTTCCAACATCTTCAACAACGCTCCAAATTCCACTGACCGCAGAAACCAAGCCGTTCAAAATGCCTTTGAGGATATTTGCGCCCAAGTCCAGCCAGTTCACATCTTTAAAACCCTTGATTATAGCACTGATTATATCAGGCAGTGCGTCTATGATAGCAGGTATAGCGTCAGGCAAACCCTGTGCTAATGCGACTATCAATTTCATACCAGCCTCGACTAGCGCAGGCAGATTATCTGTCAAAGCCTTTGTGATAATTGGTATCAACTCTATCACACTGTCTATCAGCTTAGGCGTACACTTGGTCAGACCTGTTATCAATCCTGTTAGTAATTGGAAACCGCCCTCAATGATTGCTGGCAGATTTTCAATCAGCGTGTCAGTTATTTGTTTTATCAAACTAGGCAACATCGGCATCAACTGTTTGATAACATCATTTAGTCCGTCAATCAAACCTAAAAACAGTGTGATTGCGCCCTGCACCAGTTCAGGCACTAGCGTAGGGATAGTTGAAACCAGCGCATTTATCAACCCGAAAAAGCCGTTAAGCAGTGACGGCAGAATTGAGTTGATTAGTGACGGCGCTGATTGTGCTAGTGATTGAATGATAGATGTTAAAACTGTAGTTGCCGCCGTGATTAGTGTAGGTGCGTTTTCGGCAAGCGCTTCTGACGCAGAACTGAACAGCCCAGATATAACAATAGGGATTTGTTCAGTCAATCCGTCAAGACCGCCACTGTCATATGCGTCTAGCAAACTAGAAACGCCGTCAAACAATTTGGTAAAACCGCCTGACAATTTCTGAACAGCTGGCAACGATTTTGTCAGAAAATCTGCCGCCATTCCCTTTGCACCTGCCATAACAGGCGTGAATGCAGTTCCCAAAGACGCAAGGGCGTCCTGCAGTTCAAAACTTGCACGTTCATAGTCCAGCGTTGATTTATTTGCTGACTGGTATTCGTCGTTGATTTCTGACAGACCCGAATTTGCCAGCCAATCAAGGGCATACTGCTGACGTTCTGCTTCTGATGTGCAGTTCTGTAGACCTGCATTAAAATCATCAACGCTATCACCCATACGTCCGATAAGTTCTGAAAACTGACCTGTCGCAGCACCTGTGGCAAGAGTTTCCTGCAAGCTGTCTGAAAGGCTTTCGATTTTCAAAGTATCAGGAAATTTTTCAACCGCTCCGCTGAGTGCATTTATAGCAGGCGTCATTTGTTCATCGCTGAAACCGACAGCCATAAGGTTTGATAACGCTTCAATGCTGGAATCGGATTCGCCTGTGATAGCCACCAAATCTTGCATTTTTGATTTCATAAAATCAAAATTGTTGCCGCTGGTTTCGGCGTTTGTTTTCAATTTGGTCATATCGCTGTTCCACTCACGGCTTGCTTCAACATTTGCCGCAAGTGCCGTTGTTACAGCCGCAAGACCAACACCTATGGTTTGCGTGTATTTCTTGAATTCGTCAGCCGCCTTGCCTATCATGGCCGTGTCTATCTTGCCTAGCGTTGCCGTGAACTTTACGGCTTTGCTTGCCGCACCGCCTATGGCAGAACCGACTTTTTCAACTTTTTTTATGACAGGTTCGACCTTGTCTTTGACTTCTTTAAATGCCGTGCCGATAGCATTGACATTTTTCTTTTCGTCTTTCAGACTTGACAGCTTCGACTTCGTTGTTTCCAACTCACGCTGAAACGCACGATACTGTCCTGCGTCTATCTCGCCTTTTTTATATTGTGCCGTGACCTGCGATTGTGCTTCTTTCAGCACGTCCAACTTTGCTTTTGTTTCTTTGATACTGTCTTTCAGCAGGTCTTGCTTTTGTTTTACCAGCGTGACGTTGTTCGGGTCCAGCTTCAGGGCTTTATCGACCGCTTTCAACTCGCTCTCCAGCTCACGGCTCTTCTTGTTCGTTTCTTTCAGCGCCTTGTCAAGACCTGTGGTGTCACCGCCTATTTTGATAGTAATGCCCTTTATGCTACTTTTTGCCACCTATCATTACCCCCTTTCCGAAATTTTCTCGCAAAGCCTGTCGGTCAGGCTTCGTCAGGGTCAATCTATATGCGTTATCTAGGTACTCTTGACCGCTCTCCGTCTGCCTGAGCCGTGCGATAAATGCGTCACGACGTATCAGCAGATAGTCATAGTAGTCCATATCATCAACGTCATATAGGGATATACCCATATAGTCCGCAACTAACTTTTCCCACGTTGAGGAAATTTCATATTTCTCCCCCTCCCTATCCTGCGGTGGATAGTAGGGGAGTGCTAGTTTTTTGCGTTTTTGATTTCCAGCAGATAGTCGATATATGTGCGGTAGAATGTTTGAATGTCGTATATGTCCCAATCAGCCAGTGTTTCAGCCGTTATCGGTATTTTTGCGATATTATGTGACATCAGTTTTGCGCACATTTCGATTGCTTCGTCTAGCTTGTTGCCGCCTAGCTTTGCGGATATTTCCCCGAACGCTTCAATCTCGCCCTTTGTGGGTGGCATAACAAATATCGTGGTATGCTTTTCGTCAGCCAGCTCAATGCGCAGGCTAGGTTTTTGCATTTTGCTAAAATTCAACGTCTTTGGCATTTTTTACACCTCCAAAAAAACAGCCCACTGAAAATCTCAGCAGGCTGTGTATTTGTGTTGCTTATGTAGCGCTTATCGACTTGTCTTCTTCGATGTAGGTAATCAGTGTTCCGTCGCTGTCGCTTGGCAGTGCCTTGAACTCAGCGTCGATAACGCTTTCCTTATCCTTTGCGAACGCCAGTTCGATGCCGCTCTGGTTGTTGCCCACGATCATGACCCATATATCTCCGTCAACTGCGTCAACGTAGTGGAAGCAGAGAACATACTTCTTGCGACGCATATTCTTCAGACCACCAATTTTGACGGTTCTACGTTTTTTGCTGGTATCTTCTGTAACTCTTGCAGTATCGCAGAGAACGTCAAGCGTATTGCCGTTGAATACCATGATACCAGTTTTCAGTGTAGCCTCTTCCTCGGTGATGATTGTCTTCTGATGTGTGCCGTCATCATCACTTGCGGTGTAGAATGTCGGCTTATATGACAGGGTTGCGCCGCCCTGGATATAGCCCAGCACATTTGCTTCTGTGCAGATAGTATCAACATCTGGCACTGTTTCACCGCTGAAATCCTGATAGTAAATATAGCCGCTTCCAAGAATAATGTTACTTGGGGCTTTCTTTGTCTCAGCCATTTCAATTCCTCCTTATTTCAAATAATTGGTAAACGAATATCTTATCTGATATTCCTTGCTGTCCTCAATCCAGCTTTCAGACTTTTCCAAATCAAAATCTGCAAACTGATTTTCAACAGCCGTTTCTAAATTAACGTCGATTTTCCTAGCGTACAATTCAATGACTATCGTCTGCTCTCGCAGGCTTGCGGGGTGCATATCGTCTCCGCTGTCTATGGTGCTTTCACGATAGAACACGCAGTATGGCGTTTTCATTTCATCACGTGATGAATAATATGCGACCTTGTCTTTCAGTTCGTCGATAGCCGTTAATCGTGAACGTATGTCAGCCAATGTCAAATTCATTTCTTCAACCTCGTTTCTACCAACTCAGGCAGTGCTTTTTGTGCATACTCCTCAACAGGTTTGATATGCACAAATGCTTTTACTCTGCCCTTACCGCCTTTTTTTGCGTGACCATGCTCCAGCAGATGTGTCAGATAGTAGTATTTTTTGTTACGCACAACAACACGCTTGTTGCCCGACTTAGCGTATACTGTTTCGGCTTTCCAGCTTTCGGCATACTTGCCTGTGCGGCGTGGTGATGTGGTTTTCAGCTTTTTGACACATTGGTCTGCAACCTCGTCGATACAGCCGTCAACTGTTTTGGCAGTTTCTTCACTGTATTCTTTTAGGTCATCAGCGACCTGTTTCGCCAGTTTGCTGACATCAATCTCGACCGATTTCATCAGCAATCACCGCCAAAACGTTCAGCCGTCAGTTCAATGGCTGTTCCTGTGACATATGTGCGTATGATACGATATTCCCGACCGTTATAGAATAGCATATCCTCGTCATCATAGTC